AATGAATATTAACGATGAGATACTAGCGAGAATTAAGAGTACAGAAGAATTGCTTGATAAAGTAAAAGATAAGACAACATATGCATATTTAGAGGGTTGCTATTCATTAAAATGTGATTATGAAGCGATAAATGATTTAGATAATGCTTGTCATTATGCAGATATAGTAATAGACTTGTTGCAACATAATAAAGTAGAATATAGGGATAATCAAGAAACACGTGAAAAGATAAATAAAATGTGGGTTACAAGTTATGATACAAAGGCGAGAAATGGAGATTTTGAGGCATTTTGTATTGCCTTAGAGTGGAATCGTCCTATACATAAGCAGTTTTACTTACCACGTGCAAAGTTATTAAAGAAACATGGTGTTATACAAGGTGTACAAGATTTAATTGATGATAAATTAGACTTGTTAGTGTTAAACTTGCCACCAAGAATTGGTAAGACAACGATTGGATTGTTTTTACAAGTTATGTTAGGTGGAATGTGTCCTGATGAGAGTATTTTAGGTGCAGGACATAGTGTAGGTTTAATACAGTCATTCTATTCAGAGATTATGAATATAATTGAAGGTGAAGAATATAGGTATCATGAAATCTTTCCAAACAATAAGATAGCGAATAAGAGTGCAGAATATTTGTATATTGATCTTAATAAAGCAAGACGTTTTCATACATATAATTATGTATCGATCGAAGCTGGTGGTACAGGTAAAGTACAAGCAGAGAGATTACTATATTGCGATGACTTGGTTAAGGATGTTGAACAGGCGAATAACCCAGATAGGCTTGAAAAGTTATATTATAATTATACAGGTACTATCAAAGATAGAAAGATACAAAGATTATGTAAGGATGGGGTTTATAGACCGTGTCCTGAAATACATATAAATACACCATGGTCGTTACATGATGTTACAAGTAGAGTTGTTGAGAATGCAAAAGAAGATGATATGTCGAGAGTTCGTATTATAAGTGTTCCTTGTTATGATGAGAATGGGGAAAGTAATTTTATGTATGATTATGGAAAAGGTTTTAATGCGAAATATTATCGAGATATGGAGATTGCGGAAGATCCTGTAATATTTAGTGCGAAGTATTTAATGCAACCTGTAGAACGTGATGGTTTAGTATTTAATAAAGACAATATAAGTTTTTATAATGAATTACCGAGTGGAGAGCCTGATAGAATTATTGGTTATGCGGATGTTTCACATGGTGGCGATGATTACTTTAGTTTACCTATTGGTTATGTGTATGGTAATGAAGTTTATATAGAAAATATATTATTTAGACATAAATTCGGTGGAGATGATTACATTAGACCATTGGTTAAGAATATTTTAATAGATAATAAAGTAAGTCGTTGTGGTGTTGAAAAGAATAATGGTGGAGATTATTTTGCGACACTTATGGAACAAGATTTGAGAGAGAATGGATATCATTGTAATATTACGACACATAATGCACCTACGAATAAACGAAAGTTAGATAGAATACTAGCATGTCAGAATGAAATTAAAGGTATTGCAATTGAAAATAAGACATATAGACTTTATTTTAAGAACCCAGACCTTACAAAAGGTGATAAAGATTATATGGATGCTATGCATAATTTATATTCGTGGAATCAAAACCCTAGTATGCAGAATAAACAACATGATGACTTCCCAGATAGTTTGGCTGGTTTAATCACGAATGTATTAGGTGGTAATGTAAGTGGTAAAGCGAGAATAAATGTATCAGGTGATATGTTAGGAATTTAGGAGTTGATATAATGATGTTTGATATAAATGGTTGCAGTTGGTATATAGAAGAATTGAGTCAAGAAGAGATAAAAGAAGAAATGGAAAAAAGGTATAAAAGGGGTATAGAAGGAGAGCCTTCGAGAGATGGTAGATATTTTGGTACAACATATCATGATTCGGAAGTTATTTTTCTTGATAAAGAATTACCGGAAGATAGAAAGAGAAAAACATTATTACATGAATTAACCCATTGTTATATAGGGAGTTACATAACACATATGGAGAAAAATTATTGTGAAGAAGATATATGTGATATAGTTGCAAATTCACATGATATGATACATAAGATACTAGAAGATTATTTTAATGTTGATGATGAGAAAAAGAGAAAGATGTGATATCTTTCTTTTATTATGTAAAAAGTTGTCTTTTTGACATAATTATACAAGTGGTGGTATAATTATTGTATGTAAGTGGGTAATTTTAATCAGAGAGCAGGTGGTAATCTGAAACCAAATGGATATACTCTAGAGAATTTGCATTATGGTAGACAAAGAATTATCTTAGATTACCCAGAGATTACGTCAGAAAACTTGTTCGAAGTTATGCAAAAGGCTCTAGGAATACATAATTCAAATAGATTAGATTGTGAATATTTAATAGATTATTTTTTAGGAAATCAAGATATTTTAACAAGAATGCCTAGTGGTACAAGCAATATTAATAACAAGACAGTTGTTAATTATGCTTTTCCAATAACAAGAGAAATAGTTGGTTATACTTTTGGTAGTCCTACTGAATTTATTCCAAAGGATATGGATTATCAAGAAGATATTTCGAAATTAGCAGATATATATGGTTATGAAGATAACACTGTTGATACATGTAGTGGTATTTATGCCAGTATATGTGGTGTAGGTTATATGATAACTTTACCAAGTAGTAGTATTTCAAAGGACATGACACCAGATATACCTATAGTACATTCATATCTTGATCCACGTAATACATTTGTAGTTCAATCGACAGAAGTAGGAAACCCTACAATATTGAGTTGTAATTATGTGGTAAATCGTGTTACAGGAAAAAAAGATTATACTTGTTATACAGATAGATTTAAGTTTGAATTTTCGAATATGAATCCGGACACACTTAAAGTAAGTGTAAATCCATTGGGAATGAACCCAATAACAATGGTTGAAAATTCATTATTCTTAACAGGAGATTGGGAACAAGCTATTGCTGTTATGAATGCACAAAACCAAGTAACAAGTGATAGTTTAAATGATATTGAAGGTACAATAAAGAGTTTACTTGTAATATTAGGTGCAGAATTTGATGATACTGATAGTGAAAATACAGATTTACAAAAGATTAAGAAAAATCGTGTATTAACACTTACAAAAGGAACTGGTGAAACTGGTGGTTTAGATGCTAAGTTTATTTCACCAAAACTAGAGAGTACAAGTGTTGAAAATATTAGAGATTACTTAGAAAAAGCAAGAAATATAATCACAGGTATTCCAGATAGAAGTGCTAATTCGAGCGGTGGAGATACTGGAATGGCTGTTTTAAACCGAGATGGATGGACTGATATTGAAATTGTGGCAAGACTTAAAGAAATGTTCTATAAGAAAGCGAAGAAAGAACAATTATCAGTTGGAATACAAATTCTTAAAAAACTTGGTTTAATAAGAAAAGATTTATCAGTTTTAAATATAAACTTATCAGTTGGTAGACATACAACAGATAATCTACAAACAAAGACACAAGCGTTTGCTACATTAGTTGCTAGTGGAGAATTAGCTACTATAGATGCATTAGAACTTTCATGCTTAACAAATAAATCACGTGAAGTAGTAGAACGTGGTGAGAAGTTTAGAAAAGAAAGACAAAAGGAAAGCGATGAAAGAATGAAAAAGCAACAAGAAAACACAGATAATAATAATGATGGACAACCTTCAAGCTCTTCGGAGGCTTGATTAAATCCTTGATATTTTCGGATATCAAGGAAGAGTTATAAATTGTCCTACTTACGGGACGTTTAAAGAATGTAAGATTCTAAAGGACAGAGAAGTCGTTTAATCACTAGAAGGAGGAAATGAGATGGACGAATTAAAAGCCCTAATGGGAGATGCCTATAAAGAAGGCATGACAATTGATGATGTTAATGCATTTTTCAAAGGAAAGAAGTTTGCTGATTTATCAACAGGAAAATATGTTGATAAAGACAAGTTTGATACACAAGTTAATAGTTTAAATGCTAAACTTAGTGAAAAAGAACAAGAATTAAACGCAAAACTTACTGATGATGAAAAGAATGCAAAAGCAAGTCAAGAACAAGCAAAGAGAATACAAGAACTTGAAAAAATGTTGAAAGATAATACTATAAGTGGAAACAAGAATGTTGTAAATAGTGTTTTACAAGGTTCTAGAGATATTTTAGGTATTCAATCAACAGATGAAGAGTTTATATCTTTTGTTGATAATATCACAACAGAAGATGCTGATAAAACAAATAAGGTTGCTAATTATATTTCTGAAATTGTTAAGAAAAGTTATGAAAAAGGAAAACAAGATGCTACTAAAGATGCTATGGGGGACTTTGGAAAACAAAAAGGACAAGGTACAGATGGTAAAGGAAGTAGTGAAATTAATGATTTAGGAAAGAGATTAGCAAGTGCCAAAAAAGGCAAAAGTGAAGAATACGATTATTTTAAATAGAAGGGAGAATATTCAATATGGATATGAGTTTAAAGAAAACTGAATATGGTAACAGAAAGTTCATATTAATCGGACAAGATAGTTACTATATTGCTTTACCAGTAAAATTAAGTGGTAGTGCAAATGCAACATTAAAAGCTGGTCAACCATTAGAAGGTTCACTAGCAACTAGATTATCAACAGAATTTACTGCTGGTACTAGTAGCGCTGTTGGTATCTTATTACATGAAGTAACATTAGATAGTAACGGAAAAGGAAATGGTACAATCGTTGTAATCGGTTGTGTAGACAAATTAAAATTAGATAGTGATATGGTAACTGCTATTACTACAGCAAATATTAGCGGTATCGTATTAACTGAAGGGAGTGTTATTTAATGCCTAGTATATATGATTTAGTAACAGCTAAAAATGTTGCAACTTATTGGACTGAATTAAATCAAAATCAACAACCTTATTTAGGTGCAACATTATTCCCTGTTCAAAAACAATTGGGAACAAATCTAGAATGGATAAAAGGTGCTAACAATCAACCAGTTGGTATCAGATTATCAAGTTATGATGCTAAAGCAATTCGTAGAGATATGCAAGGTATCACAAAATATGAAACTGAAATGCCATTCTTCAAAGAATCAGTTTATGTTGATGAAAAATTAAGACAACAATTAAACAACTTTATAGATGCTAATAAACCACAAATAGTTGATACATTAATGACTAAAGTTTTCGATAGAGTAACTGGATTAATCGCATCTACAGATGTTACACTAGAAAGAATGAGAATGGAAGCATTAACAACTGGTACTATTACATTATCAAGTAACGGACAATCATATACTTATGATTATGAAGTACCAGCAGATCAAAAGAAAAGTGCTACAAAATCTTGGACTGATCCAAGTGCTGACATAATCGGCGATATTAATAAAATTATAACTGATATGAAAGCAAAAGGTGTAAAAATAACTCGTGCTTTATGTAATACAAGTGTAATTCGAGGTATGTTACAAAATACTGCTATGAAAAATGCAATTTATGTATTTGCTGGTGGTACTGTTAACTTAACTGAAGAAACAGTTAGAAGTTATATAACTGCACAAACTGGTTTACGTTTTGCAATATATGACAATGTTTGGGTAGATGAAAATGGAACTGCTCACAAATATGTACCAGATAACACTGTAGTATTTATGCCAGAAGGAAACTTAGGTTATACAAATATGGGAACTACTCCAGAAGAAAGTGATTTAATCAATAACTTAAATGCAGAAGTTTCTATTGTAAATGAAGGTGTTGCTGTAACTACTTCACAAATGGTTGATCCTGTTAATGTAGATACAAAAGTATCAATGGTTGCTTTACCATCATTCGAAGAAGCAAATAAAGTAGTTATCTTTGATACAGAAGTAGTAAGCGGATAATGATAAAAATACGTAAAGATGATAATACAAAAGTAGTAACACAAGGTGCTTATAAAGAATTTTATGAGCATCTTGGTTACCAAATTGTTAATGAAAAAGGTCAATCATTAAAAAAAGATAAAGAAGAAATAAAAGAAGAAACAAAAGATAAGGCTAAAAGAGAAAATTTTTCTAGAAAGTAGGTGTTATAATGTTATATCAAAAAGATGGTAAATATTATATGCTTAGAAATAGAGAATATATCGAAGTTGAAGTTACTTTAAAAGATAATGAATTAAATATTAAACCTAGTAAAAATAGAAATGTTATTGAAAATGATGGTAATGTTAAAATTAAAGGTATTTTAATAAATGATGTTATCAAAGAGTTACAAAAACCTAAATCTAGTTTTAATAGTAATTCAGAAAGTAAAAGTAAATTTAAAAGATAGGAGAGATGTAAATGGATGATAAATCATTAAATACATTTGTTGGTGAATTGAAGAGTTTATTAATAAGTCGTGATTTTGATATTACCGATAAAGATACTCCTACTTTAAAGTATGAGATAAAGAGAGCTATTGCACAAATAAATCGTTGTAGACGATTTAAGGCAACGGAAGAAAATCCATATGATAAAAAGTATGAAGATTTAATCATCCCTCTAGCTATCAGTTCTTTTGCTAAAATAGGGGCAGAAGGACAAACAGTACATAGTGAGAATGGTATAACAAGACATTATACTTCTGGTGGAGATTATCCAAAAGAACTATTAAGTGAAATTATACCATTGATAAGGTAGGTGCTATTATGGGACATTTAAGAAACCTACGAAGAAATAAAAGAAAACTATATCTATGTCAAAAATATATTGAAGAAGGAAAAGATTTTTTCCATAAACCTGTACTTATTCATGAAAATTATTTACCTACTAATAGCGAGGGAGATTTAATCTCGATTGGTATGGATTATCCAATGTATTTGAGAATGAAACCAGAGATTAGTGAGCAAGATTTATTTCATGAGGGGGACAGGTTTTATATTTATACAAACCCACCGGAAGAACATGATAAGATATGCAAAAATGCAGATTATGAAATTTATAAGAAACCTATGATACACATAGATAGTATGGAAGTAATGTTGAAACGTAGAAGTGGTGTTAGAGATGGCAACTGATATAATTGTTGACGAAACAAATATAAAAGATGTTATTAAAGCATTAAAAGAGTTGTTAAATGATGTTGATAAGATATCTGATGAAACATTACGAGAAATAGCTAATAAAGGCGAAACTTATTTAAATGCTAGGTATGTAAGTAGATTTAAAGATCCTAACATTACCGATATAGCTACAAATACTAGAAAATATCAAAATGGATATATTCTAGAAGCAATTGGAAAAGATGTTGTATATGAAGAATTTGGTACAGGTGATGAAGGTGCTAGTCATCCTCACCCTAATAAATCGGCA